ATGTCTAGAAAAGTTTGCATTTATTGTCATAAAAGAAAAAATAGACAATCTTTTCCTAAGCACAGTATGTATAAAGATAACTTAGATAGCAGGTGTAGAAAGTGCGTTAAAAAACAAACAAAAGTTAGAAATAAACTACATAAAAAAGCACCACCAAAGCCGGAAGTTTGTGAATGTTGTGGTAAAATACCTTTTCAATGGGCATTAGATCATGATCACAATGATGATTCTTTTAGAGGATGGACATGCACCAGATGCAATACTGGTTTAGGTAAATTGGGAGATAATTTAGAATCACTTATAAAAGCAGTTAATTATCTTATTATGGCTAGAAATCGTAAAAATATTTCTTAGTATCATTTATAGTTTTTTCTCTATGTTCTTTTTTCCATAAAGGTTGAGCCGCCAAAAGCCGATACTTGACAGAACAGAAACTCTATGCTATACTTGGACAAACACAGGAGAAATTGAAAATGTCGTTTGAGCATCTGGCTGGTTTTGTTAGTGATCTTAGAGCAACGAGCAGCACCATCGATAAGGTTGGTATTATTGAGGATTATACTTCATCTAATGGTGAGGGTGCCTCTTTCATTAAAAAGATTTTACTCTACACCTATCATCCTCTCTGGCAGTATAATGTTACCAGCGATAATTTGAAAAAGAAATTTTCTTTGAGAGGAAAGCTTTATAAGACTATTTTTGATTTGCTGGATGCTTTGAGAGATAGAGAAATCACGGGACATGATGCTATTGGAGCAGTCAATACTTTTATCGACAACAATCCCGAACATGAAGAACTAATTCATTGTATTATTGATAAGGACTTGAAAACCCGTGCTGGCGATAAGATTATCAACAAGGCTATTCCAGATCATATTCCAGAGTTTAGCGTTGCTCTTGCAGATAAGTATGATCCGAATATTGTAGACTGGAAGGATGGATGGTATGTTAGCCGTAAAATTGACGGTGCTAGATGTATCGCTATTGTTGATTCTAATAGTAACACTACTTTCTACTCCCGTACAGGAAAAACATTTGATACTCTTAGCATTGTTGCTGATGGGATTAAGACTCTTGGTATTACTGATGTAGTATTAGATGGAGAGTTGTGTCTTGTTGATGATGATGGTAATGAAGATTTTCAAGGAATTATGAAACAACTGAAAAAGAAGGATCATACTATTCCTAATCCTTCATATAAGATTTTTGATATGATTAGTCATGATGAGTTTTATAGTAAGAAGGGCGAGCCTAACAAGACCTATTCTCATAGACTAAATAATCTCAAAGAAGTTATGAAGAATAACTCCTGTCCATGCCTTAGTGTTCTTGAACAGGAGATGATTAGGGATGATGATCGTTTTCAAGAGTGGATTAGTCTCTCTAATAAATCGGGCTGGGAGGGCTTGATTTTAAGAGCAGACGAACCATATAAGGGCAAAAGATCAAAAGATATGCTTAAGTGGAAAACATTCCATGATGCAGAATATGTCGTTAAGGATATTGAATTTGGTCCATTTAGATATGTTCTAAATGGTCAAGAAGCAGAAGAAGAGATGCTTTCTTGCGTAACTATCGAACATAAAGGCTATAATGTAAGGGTTGGTAGTGGATTTTCAATAGATCAAAGACAATATTTTTATCGCAACCCCACAGAAATTTTGGGCAAGATCATTAGAGTTAATTATTTTGAAGAAACTAAGAATCAAGACGGGGGATTAAGTCTTCGCTTTCCAACTTTGGCATATATCTATGGAGATAGTAGGGATATCTAATGTCTAAACCATGGATTCATGCTAAAAATAGTGCTAGAAAATTTGGAGGAAAACCAGAAGATTATATGCCTATTCATAATCTGATGGATAGCAGTAAAGACTGTATTGGGGATAATAGACATCGATGTTTAACCCATAATAGTTGGTTCATAGGAGCAGACGGTCCACTTGAAAAGATTTTTGGGTGCGTTATTATCAATAGCGATGGTAGAGAAGTTTCTGTCAGAGATATTGGTGAGCAACACATTCTAGAAGATTTTGGTATGAAATTTATTCCTACGGCACAAGACTATCTTCAAGAAATGGAGATAAAAAGTTGGATGAATAATGGCCGAGAAGGCGTACCAGACAGTTTCAAAAAGATAGAAAAAACGAAAAAATATACAAGCGTTAATTTTGATTAGGAGAAATATAGTGTTAAAAAATGTCAAACAGATCAAGACTAAGCTAAATGAGATTCAAAAGCAAATAGAAAAACTAGAAAAACAAGCCCACAAAGAAAGTTCTAAGCTAATCTCTAAGGGCTTTAAGGAAATTTTTAAGAAACATCCAACCCTTGAAAGTTTCAGTTGGACTCAATATACTCCATATTTTAATGATGGGGATGAGTGTATTTTTAGCGCCCATACAGATTATATCTCTATTAATGGTTCAGAGCAGGATGAAAGTTCTTATGAACTCAGGCAGTTCCTAGATACTCTGCATAATCCACAAAAAGAAATAAACAGACTACGAAAACGTATAGAAGAATGTAAAGAAAATAAATATAGCTATGATTATCTAGAACAAGAAATTAAGAATATAGAAAACGGCTCTATTAAAGAAACTAAAGATAAGCTGGCTATTCTAGAAGATATTAGTCAAATTCTATCTAGTATAGATGATGATTGTTATAAGTCTATATTTGGTGACCATGTTCGTGTCACAGTTACTAAAGATGGTTGGTCTACAGAAGCATATGAACACGATTAATTATGGCACCAGCATGGAAAGAGCTAGGCTTTAGAAGTTACGATGCCTACATAAAATCTAGACTATGGTGGAATATTAGGCAATTAGTCTTAGAAAGAGATGGTAAATGTTGCCAAGTATGTGGTACTCCTTCTAAAACAGTTCATCATATTGATTACACAACAATTATCATGCTAGGTCAGGGAGATCAGCATGAATTAATTACATTGTGTGAACCGTGTCATAACTTTGTTGAGCAAGACAAGCGCATTGGTGAAAAGAAAAGCTTGTTAAATAAATTATTTTGTCAAAACAGCAAAAATACTTTAGATGAGTGGCAAATTTGGGCTAAAACATTTAATACAGACATTTGTTATAGTTACTCAAGCATATTTGAACCTAAGAATCATAGTAAGAAAAAGAAAAAGAACAAAAAGGAAAAACAGAAATCTTCGACACAATCTAATAAAATCATAGAGGAACCAAAATCCGAACTTCAATCTCTTAGAAATGATATTGATTTCTATATTAAGAGACATAAAAAAAATAAACGCTATAAAACTCTTCGTCCTGCTACCGAAAAAAGTAAGCAAGACTTTATTACCAATACAGTTCGTAAGTATAATAGAAAAAGCAAGAAAAATATTCAAAGATATTTAAATAATCATAGACCTCTAATAGAATTATTGTTCAATCATCCTGAAGCAAATGATAAGCTAAAAAAAATTATTGCTGAACATCCATATTTTATTAAAGAATCAAGAAAAAATGACATAGAGGAACAAAAAAAACAAAGCAGAGATGAACAATATCGAAGTAAAAGACAAATAGAGCAGGAAGAAATCTTTCAGATTCTTCAAGAACAAGAATACAAAAAACAAAAAGCTAAAAAAAGAAGGGCAGCATTATTTGGTAAACTTCCATTATGGACAGGAAATCATAAGACTATTATACCAAAAAAAGAAAATCCATTAATGAAATATGTAAATGAAGTAAAATCTAAAAGTGATTGATAAGTTTCCAGTATGGTGTATTCAATTATCCCGCCTTACTGGAGACATTAAATGATCAAAGTTGTTCTTCGTTCTCTAATATATCCATGGTTTATTTTATTCATAGGATTTTCCATAGGTTTTATTTGTAATGCAGAATGGTTTGGCTACAAATATGTTCTTGTAGAAAGATCAGTACGAAATATATTTTTTCCAATAAAATATGATGAAAGAATAGAAAAATTTGTCAAATCTAATGGTAGATTAAAATTGTGGTCAAGCCTAGATTGTCCAACACATTTTGAGATAATAGATGAGCTTGTAAAAGGTGAAGAGCATTATTGGGCAGTGTACAAAATAAAAGATAAAAACGGAAAAGAAATTAAAGATATTGGTAGTGTTAGAGTTAAATGGAAAACATGGGAATACTATTACAAATTGGATGAAATTGCGGACGCATCTGGAATAAGAAAATTGGATTGATTCAAGAAACGAGCCTTGACAAGACGATAGGACTAGTGTAAAATGTAAGCATACACTTTGGAACCAACCTTTGAGGACACTATGACAGAGATTGTTGTTGAGAAAAAGCCCGTTGTTATGAGTACGAGCAAGGCCGACGAGTTTTTTAAGAATTTTCCCAAGGACAAGGTAGTAGCTTATAAAGACTATTGGGAGAGTGTTCGCCCCAAGACCGATGAAGATATTTTTCGTCGTTATCTGTTTAGTTTTATGAGCGTTCACACAACATGGAAATCCAATGTTAATGGATACAATGCTATCAAAAATTTTAGCGATTGGATGGATAACAAGGAGACTTTGAGGGAGAAGATTAAGAACAGTGGCGTAGGCCTGCACAATAATCGTACAGAGTATATCTGGGATTTTAAAGATAAATTTTGGACGAATCCCAAAGATTATATTATAACCACTAAGAAATATCACGTTAAGAAGCGTGATAGCATCATAAATAAAATTCGTGGATTAGGAGCAGCGAAAATCTCATTCAGTTGCGAAATGCAAAACCCAAATGAGTGCCGAGTAGTATGTTTGGATGTTCATTTGCTAAGGCTTTATGGTTGCGAGAATCTCAAATATAATAAAAGTCCAAAAGGTATGACTATATACAAAAATATAGAAAGGCATTGGAGTATTAGCTGCGGTCGTGCAAATGTCCCTTGTTATATCATGAGGTCTTTATATTGGAATATTTTGCAAAAACAAGAGGATTGTCGATATTGGAGTCATTGTTTAGAGTCATAAAGAATCCAACCCCCCTTGGTTTTATGAATTTTGCCTTTAATTAATTTATATATAATTTCTTCTTTTAGTATTTTTTGAATAGCATATATTCCATATCTAGTATCGGTTATTTTTTGTTGAGTATGAATATTGTATATAGTATATAGATTTTTATCGCAGTTAGCGTTATTAAGCCCAGATTTGTCGGGCTCCGCTAAATCTTTAGTTAAAGACCATCCTTTGTGACTTTTAAATCTTCCAGCAAGCATATTAGAAATACAACATTCTGTTAATTTATATTTTTTAATAAACTCAATTCTTTTACCCTTATATTGTTTTCCATTTTTATGATAAAAAGTATAAACAGTCTGGTCTGTTATTGACCTCTCTGGTCTTTCATTTGTTTGTTTTTTAAAACTAGGAATAAGTCTATTACATACTATTTTAGACCCTATATTGTATCGAGTTTTTGCGAAAATTAATGTTTTCATAGTACCATTTTTTATCCAATATTCTCTTAACAAGCGTTTTGTTTTATGAGACACTTTAATCCAACACGCATGTTTACACCCAAAACGATCCGGTGGTCTGATGGCATTAAATATCATATTGTATGATTGTTTTTTATTTGTGTTGGCTATATTAAGATATCCTTGTTCTTTTTCTATTAAAAGTGATTTATCACATTTTTCTATGATTTTAAATACAAAATTTTCTACACCATCACGATTCCAAGACCTTTGTAGTTTGGGAGAATGGTGATCGTTTCTGTTTAGTCTTTCTCTATGTTTTCTCCATCGATAATAAATATCACAACTAGATCCCACATAATACTTATTATTTATTGTATTAATAATTTTATATATTCCAGATACTTTTTGTCTCATATTGTAATTATCCTTTCTTCTAAAGGAAGATACACCAACTCAATACCAAAACTATTATTTCCTTGACAGTCCGACAATCAAGCGATATTATAAATATAAAAGAGGCATTTCTATATGAGCCAAAATGGCAAAGGTTCTAAAAGACGAGCTAGTCTAGTATCTCAAGAGACTTGGGACAAAAACTACGAAAGAATTTTTGGAAAGAAAAAAGATGGGAAGCTTGACAAATCTAAAAACAAATAAGACACTATTTATACCATGCGATTGTCGTAGTGAAATATTATGTGTCGAATATGATCATGAGCTTAAAATGGCAGACTTTGCTATTTATCAT